TCTACGTAGTTACGCTCAAAACGCTTAACATTGAAGCCACTTCTACGTGTGTTCCATAGCAACATACCTCTTGGATATAATGCTGGATCTGGAGCATCTGGATCTAAATAATCGCTAGTAACCATTTCTGAAATAGTTGCACTTGGTGCAACTAATGTTGTACCACCTGTGTCACCGTAGCGAGCATCACCAAACAAAATTCCATCTTCAGTAGTTTGGTCTGAGTTATCAACTAAAATCCAACCACTTGCTCCTGTTGCAGCAATAGTTGCATTATATTTGTAAATTATTGGATAGTCTTCAACACTTGCTGTGCTTACCCAAATGTCGCCTGTTACTAGTGCTGATGCACCGTCTGCTTGCGTTGTTGGTTCAGCTGCTGATACAATTGGACCTTGTGGATCTGTACCACTAAACGGACTTGCAATTGAGCTTTCACCTGACGCTCCGTCATATGCAAGACCTACCCAAGTATCACCATTGTGTACCATAATGTCAACTTCATCAACAATTGAATTGTACCATAGTGCGCCTTGTGCTGTTAAGCTCAATGGTGCGCTGTTTGAAGCAGTATAAGTTAATGGTGCCCAGTTTGAAGCTACAAACTGCTTTGGTGATGTAGCTGCTGTTGTGCCTGGAGCAAAATACAAGTTAGTTGTTCCACCAGCACTTGCACTAAAGCCAAATAGTTCTAAGCCACCGTCAGTGTCAACTAAGTCAATTTCACCGCCTAGTTTGTGTGAAATCTGTACTCGATTTTGTGCATCAACTACAGCAATAACATTTGTTAATCCTGCTGCGTTAATTTGGCCAGCTAATGTATCTGCATCAGCAATGTCAGCAGCAGTTGTAACGCTTACTGTAACTGGTGATGTTTTACTAGCTGAAGCTGCTGTTGTTTCTGCAATAGTAAATGTATATGTAGCTGCTGCAATACCTGTTGATGTAACTTTAGAGCTAGTAATTACAGTTGCTCCAATTGCACTTCTACGGTATATTTTAAAATCTGCAATTGGTGGTGTAGTACCGTTAACATTAACATCTGCAAACAAAGAATCAACAGTAATGTTTGTTCCGCCACCTGTTGGATCTAAACCGTAAATTGCTTGCTCAGGTCTACTAAAAATTGGTGTTACAACTTTGTTCCAAACAGCTCCTGCTGCTGAATATTGTTTTACACTAATGTTTGCGCCGCCGTTTGGTTGTGTAGTTTTAAGCCAAACACTGCCTGATGGTGCAGGTGATGTGTCTGAAGACTTAAAAGTTGGTACGCTTGTGTGTGGAGCAATTTGCACTCTTGGTGCAGAGTATGTTCCAGCTGTTAAACCTAAGTTTGCTACTAGTGTTCCGCTGCCTTCTGCAATAGAAACTGTTCCTGTAGCTGTAGTGCCCGAACCGCCTTCATCATCAATTGCTGTAGCATCTACATAAATTTTAATTCTGCTATCAATTAGTGCAGCATTTATGCCTGTTACTGCCGCTGCATTAATTGCTGCAACCACATCAGTAAATGTTGTACCGCCAGCAACGACTGAAACACCATTTAGTACAATTGTATGTGTAGCATCAACTGCTCCCGGCGCATTGGTGCCTGTTGCTGCTGGATAACTATCTGCCCATTCGTTACTTCCGAGTGCAACCCATTTGCCTGCATTTGCTGTTCTTGTTGCTTGTGATGCACCGTAACCTGGTGACTTATAAAATACTCTATTATCATTGCTTGAATGATCAATAGCATAGTCTCCAATAGCACCAATTGATTGTTTAGGTAAATCACTACCATCTAAGTCATCGCTTGATGTAATAGCAATGTGTGTTTTGCTTGAAAACGTTTGTCCGCCTACAGTTGTAATTGCGGCGCCGTTCCATTCTAAAATACCAAATTCACTTGCAAGCGTGTCTAACCACCATGCACCGTCTGCTGGTGCGCCACCTGGGGCTGTTGCACTTGCTTCTAATTCAGCTAAGTCAATATCTGCTCTAACTACATATGCACGATTTGAAACGCCTAATGATGAATAAGCAGCTTGTAATCCGTATTCGTTAAGCTCTCCGCCGTGAATCATATTGCCTGAAGCGTCACTATAAAATAGTGGATCGCCAAATGTTTCACCAAGCTCTCGCTGACTGGTGATTAAGTAAGGTTTACCAGCGTTTGCCTTTGTTGTACCTGATGCTGTTCCTGTGCCACTGCTTGAAAGTTTATTACTAGCAGTTGCTACAAAAATCATAGGTACAGTGCCGCCAGCTGCTGGGGTGTAGAATGATTCGTCAATTACACTGACTTCTACGCCTGGTGATACTAATGCCATGTTATTTCTCCTATTTGGATGACTAGTTGTTCTATATGTATATTTACCATTTAATTAATAAAACACCTGCAATACACACCTAAAAAAGGTACCAAAAAGGTGAGCTAAATACAGTATGAGACCTTTATGTGTATGCGGTAAAAGACCGGCTGCTATTAATTACAAGAAAGATGGCAAAACATACTACCGTAAAAAGTGCGAACAATGTTTACGCAACGGTGCAGGACACGGTATTCCTTTATGGGAACAGCGCGGATATGTTAAAAAAAATGTATGTGAAAAATGCGGATTTAAATCTAAGCATTCAGAACAATTCAATGTATTTCATGTTGACGGTAATTTAGAAAATTGTAGACCAAATAATTTAAAAACTATATGCGCTAATTGTCAACGTATTGTGCAAAAAGAAGGTATACGTTGGAAGCAAGGAGATTTAACTCCGGACTTTTAGATGTTCTATTAACTGATATGTATTGAACATTAATTGATCTAAATCTCTATTATTATCAATAGTAAAATCAGCCATCCATTGTTCTAAGCTCATTGAATCTTTTGATTCAGGCGGTAAATGATCTGATCTATCAACCCAAATTGCATAATCAAAAACATTAGTATTTTTCATAGCAAAGAATTCACGTTTGTTACGCAGTCCGCAATATATATCGTGTTCTTTGAATATTTCTCTACCTAACGTTGCTGCATCTCTTTCATTATAATCGCAAATAGCATCATACCATTCTTTACGATGATGATGTCTATCTGCATAACATTCTTCTTCATCTTTGTATTTGTATTTGTCTTTCAGCATATCAAAGATAAAAAGTTTTGAACAAAATCGACTACTGCTCTCAAAACTGTAACCGTAATTCTTTTCTAGTATTTCACAGACTGTGTCTTTGCCATGCCTGCCATGACCAATAACTAATAATTTAGGTAACATAAAATCTCCGCATAATATAATTTATATTATAACAAAAATTTAATATATTGTCAAGTGTTTTTATCCAATTAAAAAACCGTAACCAACACCACCGCCTACTTGCAGTGATAGTTCAGATTCTAATTTTTCCATTTCAGCTTGCGCTTCGGCTTTTAGTGCATCACCATTAAGTGTTGAGCCGCCTTGTGGTCCTGCAACAGTAGCAAACTTACTACGTGCTTCTCCTAGCATATATTTACAGGCTGCTAATGTATAATCTTTAATCCATTGCACAGCTAGATAATCGCTAAGTAATTCTGCATCAGGACGATAATTGTAAACATATAGTAACAATTCTTCTTCGGCCCTTGGACGTTGTAATAGTGTTAATTTTTTAGTTGTAGTATTCCATTTAAATTCAATAAATGAACCAAACATTCTACCTACTAGTTCTTGATGTTGTGAAAATAAATCGTATGTTGCTAATCCACCCATTTTACTACTAGACAATAGATATGTATTTGTGTAAGCTAAATTGAACGGTTCAAACATACTACCGCCGTCTCCGCCGCCGGTTCTTGAACCAATACTCCTGCGGAATAGTTTACGCACTTCAATTACTTCATTTGGTAGTACGTATTCGTTTTGATCTACTACTGTTGTTAAAAACATATACGATTCTTCAACACTATTATCACTGCGCTGTCTGAATTTTGTTAATGCTTTAGTTAATGCAGTTTGATAATGAATAGGATCTAATTCAACGTCTACCATTCCTCCACCGAGGAAAGTATTAACATAATCAAATACTTCTTGTTTTTGTGTTGCTAAATCTGCCATATGAGTTTCTCCAATAGTATTTATCGTTGGCGATAAATATGTATATGCCAAGACTATCATTATATAAACCCGAACGCGGCAATGACTATTACTTTTTGGATAAGCAAATCCAAGAAATGTTTACCATTGGCGGCACCGATATTAACATACACAAATACTTAGGTACTGATGCACCTAGTGAAGATGACCGTAGTGCTGTACAACCCGAGTACGATGCTGTAAAAGAAACAAATATACAAGATTTGTTATTCTTAGAAAATAGAGATAGAAAATACGATCCTGATGTTTATACAATGCGCGGCATTTATAATGTACAAGATATTGATTTTGATCTATCACAATTTGGATTATTTTTAAGTAATGATACATTGTTTATGACTATACCAATTAATAGCAGTGTAAAGACATTAGGCAGAAAGATTATGAGTGGCGATGTAATTGAATTGCCGCATTTAAAAGACGAATATGCATTAAATGACTACGATGTTTCACTTAAACGGTTTTATGTTGTAGAGGATGTAAACAGAGCCGCAGAAGGATTTAGTCAAACATGGTATCCACATTTATATAGACTAAAATTAAAACAAATTTATGATGGTCAAGAATATGCAGAAATACTTGATCTTCCTGTATCAGAAGATTCTGATACAACACTAAGAGATGTATTATCTACCTATGAAAAAGAAATGCAAATTAATAGTGCAGTAGTTGCACAAGCAGAAGCAGACGCTCCTAAGAGTGGTTTTGACACTAGTCATTATTATTCTATAGCAACCGACGATAACGGCAATATTGCATTACAAACAGCAGATGAAACTGACTTAGATGCAAGTAATATTAATATTAATGCAGATGAAATAGCAGATAGGCCTGATAGAGCAGGATATTCAGGATACCTTGTTAACTACGGCGACGGCAATGCGCCAAATGGTTCTCCATTTGGCTTTGGTATACAATTTCCTAGAGATAATGCAGACGGAGATTATTTTTTGCGTACAGATTTTTTTCCAAATAGAATGTTTAAATTTGACGGCTTACGTTGGATAAAGATAGAAGACAATTTAAGAATGGATCTAAGCAATACACTAGAACGCAGAACTTACAAGTCCTCGTTTATTAACAAT